GTTATGCGAAACAAGATTGTTGAAGAGATTAATCGGGTTGTAAGAGAAAATCGAAACCAGCCGAACGTGGCGGAATATGATTTCGCTGGTTTAGGCTATCCAGAGGGTGACCCACACAAAATCTTTCATATAGGCGCCTTAACTGAACCTTTGCCTAATTACAGCGGCTGGGTGGAATTATCTAATGAAGAATACGAGAAAATCTGGTATAGCGACGACAACCGCTATTCTAAAAGCCACAACGTTAACGGTGAATACGCCTTAATGCTCTTTCGCTTTAAAGTTGATTCTAGAGAAGACACGGTGAAACAGATTGTTTTGGCTTTTGAAGGTTATGGAACTGCTCCTGCCGGTAATGGAATCACGGTTAAAGTTTGGAATCATATAAGTCAAGCATGGCAGCATGCTCAAACTGGAACAGGCGAAACAGACGAAACAATCCAGATAAGTGTAACTTCAAACTTGACTAACTATATTGATGATGAAGGTTTTGTTTGGCTTCTTGTAAGAACCACAAACCCAAGCGACGGCTTAACACCTGCAATAGTCTACTGTGACTACGTTAAATGCACAATCGCCGTTAATGGAATCACATATTTAGACATCATCAGTTTTCGCAATTTAGACATTGTTAATTTTAAACCTTTCATTTTCCGCACAGAATTCACCTTAAAATCATGGTTTTTTGAGAAAATTGGAGCGTGAAAAAATGCCAGAAACATACGGAGCTCAAGAATGCCGCGTCTATTTCGTCCAAGAAACAAACTACGGAGAAACCCCCTCTAACCCATCAATGCTAAGCGTAAACATTGAAAACCTAGAGCCTTCACTGGATCCAGACTTGATAAAAGTTAGAGGTATTGGAAGCAGAGACCTTCAAACCGTCAAGAAAGGCTTAAGACAAGCAAACTTAAAGTTGCTGCATCTATTACCTTCAGACGCGCCGATATCCTTCATACAGCATGCTCAAACATTGAACAGTCTAAGCATGCAAATACTCTATTATAAAGGCATGTTTGCCAGCTCTACAGAAATCATAAGTCTCCTTTACAAAGGCTGTAGAATAAACAAGCTTACAGTTGAATGCAGTCTTGAGGAAGTTATTAAGGCAAACGTTGAACTTGTTGGAAAAGATGTGGCTGTTGGAACAGACAAGATAACAGGCGCAGTCTACAGCGATTATGCAGGCGCAATTCCGTTCAACGAAAGCTATGTGCAAAGAGGAGCTGGCGATGGTTCGGGCTTAACAGCAATAGAAAGAGTGACGGATTGGAAGTTCACTATTGAAAACAATTTGAAGCCAGTTCCCGTTATTCGATCAACTAACGGACATTTGCTGAAGTATTTGCCCGCAAGACACCGCAACTTGACAGGCGAATTAACCTTCGAATTTGAAAACAAACAAGAATATGAAGACATAATCAACGACAGCGAGTTCAGCTTAAAATTTGGCTTAGGCAGCTCAAACAATGCTTTATTCAAATATTGCAAATGGGAAACAGTTGCCTCTCCAACCCGCATTGAAGACCTTGTAAGCTTAAAAGCTGCTTTCGTTGCATGTGACGCCATCATAAGCTAAAATAAAGGAGGATTACCAATGCGAACAGAAATTTTAGAACTTGATGAACGTTTTGGAAAAGAATTTGCTGGACGCTACGTTTTCCAAGAAATCAGCTGGGCTAAAAGGTCGAGGATTATACAAAAATATACAAAGTATCATCCTCTAACTGGACAGGTTGTAAACAGCGATATTATAGCTGTTCAAGCTGAGACTATTTGGGCTTCGCTTAGAGAGCAACCAACGCATAAACCCGTAACCCTTGAGAAGCTGCTTAATGAGGAAAATGGCATTCCAATAGGTTTAGGCGAACTTTTTAGTCAAATTGTGAATCGCCTAAACAACATTAGCTTTGAAGAAACTGCTTTTTTATTAGAGCCATTAGACGCCAAAAGCCTAACGCAGTCCTCACAGAGTTTCGCCTTTGCAAAGAATTCGGGTGGACACCACACCAGCTTGCCCGACAGCCAGCCAAAACAATCCAGCAATTCATCACTATTCTTAACGAGTTAGATAGGCAGGTGGAAGAGGAAAAACAGAAGATGGAGCGTGAAGCGAAATGGCGATCGAAATAACATGCACCATGGAAGGCATAGAAGAGTTTAAGGCTCTTATGCAACAGTTTGACAGTGGAATGCAATGTCATGTGCAGAGGCTCTTGGCAGGTTGGGCTGAAAAAGTAAAGGAATTAGCTAAACAGCTTGTTCCAGTTAGAACTGGATACTTGCGCAACTCTATTTATGCTCAAATAAGCGAGTGGGTTGTCGAGATAGGCGCAGAAGCCACCTACGCCTTATTCGTTGAGCTTGGCACACGCTACATGCAAGCGCAGCCATACCTTTTCCCTGCAATTCAAGAATATCTCCCACAGCTTGAGACCATTATTTGCGAGGCTATTGACCAAGCTAAAGCGGAGGCTGGCTTAACATGAGTTTCCGTGAAATAGCTGTTACTATCCGCGCTGTTAACCGTGCAAGCCACGAGTTTGCAAGAATACAAACAGACACTGAAGCCCTAAGTGTTCGCATAAAAAGTTTAGGAGCAACCTTTGCAGGTTTAGGCGCTACGGGAACCGCCATAGGGCATATAGCTCATCAATTCGGCTTATTAAATACTGAACAAGCTCGCGTTTTCAATTCGGCAATGATGATTATTAGCGCTATGGGCATGTTTATGCGCACAAGCTGGGGCGCAGCCATAGCTCAGAAAGTTTATGCTACTGCTTGCTGGGCTGCCACCGCAGCTCAAAACGCCTTAAACATTAGTTACGCCACTTTTCTGGCTTTGACCGGTGTTGGAATAGCGGTTATTGCTGCGGCTGCTGCAGCCATGTGGTATTTTGCTTCGCAAATGAATGCTGCGACTGCAAGTGTGCAAGGTTTTAACGAGGCTGTTGCTGAAATGCCAGAGCGTGGACGTAGCCTTCGCAGAGCTGGAGAAGAGGAACTGTATAGGCGAGGTGTAGAATAGCCATGAACGTTGAAATTCCAAAATTAGCCATTTCCTTCGGTTCTTACGGTGTTCCGCAAAGCGATGTTGTTGAATGTCATGTGCATTTAGGCTGCACAAAAGAAATCAGCAGCTTTGAAGTGCTCCTGCAAAACTGGGATAAAAAGTATAGCCCAAACGGGTCTTATCCGATTAACGTTGGCATGGATGGAAGCATAAGCATAGGCAGAGGCACAAATGTGCCCCAGATTATCACTTGCCGTGTTGAAGCCGTCAAATATGAATCCACGCCGACAGAAAACTATCTTCGCGTTAGTGGCAGATGCTGGGGTGAACGCTTATTCCGCCGTGTTGTAACAAAAACCTACGAGAACAAGAAAGGCGAAGAAATCGTCAAAGACTTAATTGACTATTATGTTGGTCTAAGCCATGTCAGAGGCTCAACAGAGCTTATCGAAGACACAGATACAACCTACACGAGGCTTGAATATCAGGACACGCCGGTTTTTGACATTCTCAAATACATTGCAGAGTCAGCAGATAAACAAGGCGTGATAGGCTTTGATTTTCGTGTGGCGCCAGATGCAAAATTCGAGTTTTTCCTGAGAGGCAGCAAAACTTCATCCGTGAGCCTTGGCGAAACTATTGAAGTTAGCGAATACCGAAAAGACATTCATAGAATCCGAAATAAAATAACAGTTTACGGTGCTCCAGACAAAAGCGCGCCATTAGACAAAGACGCTTGGACAGAAAGTTTAACACCTGCTGATGGCTTTTGGAGCGCAGTCGCAGGCGAAATAAGCCTCGACACGACAACGAAGATAAAGGGAAACGGAAGCATCAAAACCTACGTCGCAGAAAATTATTATGCAAGCTGCAAGTTCACATTAAACAGTGGCAAAGAAGTTAACGCAAATCAATATCCTCTTCTAAGTTTCTGGGTCAAACGCGACAACACTTTTAATGGCAATCTAAACGTAATCCTCTACGACGCTGCGAATAAATCTGCCTCTCACATGGTTAACATCGGCTCAGACAATTGGATTCAACAACAAGTAAAGGCAGGCATTGAAAATTCAGACGTTTGGGATGTTGAAAGCGGGTTTAACTGGACACAGATAAAAATTATTCGTTTTGACTGCTGGTTTACGAATACAGGAACTGGAAACTTTTGGATTGACGGTTTATTTTTCGGCGGATGCAGATACTGCAGCACCCAAGAAGATTCCAACAGCCAAAATGCCTATGGTTTAAGAGAATTAACAGAAACAGACGAAGAACTTTACAGTGACAACGAATGCATGCTAAGAGCCAAAGCCTTACTTACCTATCTAAAAGCTCCAGCCGAATACTTGACGGTAAGAAGCACGGTGATAGACTACGGCTCAGCGCCTCTTCTGCCCGGAGACAAAATCTACATAACATTGCCAAACGAGAATGTTGATGCAGACTTTCGCATCGAAAGCGTTGACTATCGTGTGGACGCTAAAACACAGACGTTGGAAATAACCCTTGAACTTGGAAGAGAATCGCCTTTGCTGGCTGATTATCTGTATGCTTTGCGGTCTAAAACAAACCATCTTAGTAGACATAAAATTGCGAGGCTGTTTTAGCATGAGTGTTCCTTACGGACGTTATGAAGAAGCGTATAAGGCTATTCACAGTGCTTTAAGCGGGCTTATGGCTCCGCAGCCTGGCAAGAAAATCACGAAGGTTGCGTTCACTTGGAATATTGATGGCACTGTCAGCACTGTTAAGGCGTATATGGGTGATGTGTTGCTTTTCACGCTCGGTTTTGTGTGGAATGCTGATGGCACGTTAAAGGAGGTTAATCGAACCGATGCTTGACAAAGCTTTGGTTATTCGTGATGATAAGGGTAAGTTTAAGGATGTTGGTGATGTTTTAGCCATAGCAAGGGCTGAAGGTAAGAAACTTTTTAAAACAAAAGAGAATGTCCTCGTAGTAAGGGTGTTTTATGATTTTGAGGTTGGCTGGATAGTGGTTGTGCGCTGTCCATTAGCCATGAATGAGGCTGGATGTTCAAATTCGCTGGTTGTAAGCGAGGGAGAAAAGAAATGAAAAATGCATGTGAAAGAACATGTTGGTTGGCGGGCTGAATGGCAAATAAACAAGTTCAGAGACGTTGATGGGCAAATAGCGGAAATGCTTAGGCAAGGCGCAAAAGCAGAAGACGTTATTAAAAAGTTTCCAGACGCTTTTCTTGGAATGGAAGTTTTCGATGCTAACGTTGCGTTGCGTGAAGGATTGTATTTACTTTGCGGAATCATAAGCGGCATAGACACTTCGAGCGCTAAATGGGATGCGTCAAACGCTTATTTGGGCGTAGGTGACAGTTCAACAGCCGAAGACGCTGGGCAGACTGGTTTGCAAGGCACAAACAAAACGTATAAGGGCATGGACGCAAATTATCCGCAGCGTGCTGCTAATGAAGGCGCTTCTGAACAGTATGTTGAGTGGCGTGCCACGTTCGGCGGCACAGACGCTAACTATGCTTGGAACGAGTTTACAGTAAGCAACAGCAACAGTGACGCAGGCAAAAACTTGAACCGTAAAGTTGCTAGCAAAGGCACTAAATCAAGCGGCGAAACTTGGACTTTAAGCCTAAAAATAACATTCAGCTAAAAGCTTCGAGGTTTTCGCAATGCCTGAAACCCGTTACATGCGCAGTGACAGCAGCGAAATTTCCGGTTTTAAAAAGCTGGAAATCAATAATACAGATTCAACATTGACAATTAGTGTTTATGGCGTTGGCACATGTTACATTGGCGTTAGAGTTCGGAAACGGGATTCAGGTGGAAACTTTCAGGTTTTGGCTGACTGGTCGGAAACTCAAATTGCTGGTCAAACTTCAACGTTGCATACGGTTACCTCAAGTCAAATTAGCCGTAACAAGTTAAACAGTGGCGACAGAATTGTCGTTGATGTAAGGGTGCGTGTGGGCACAGAAACAAATACACAAAGTTTTATAACAGAACAATTGACGGCAAATAAATTTGTTTACGGTAAAATGCAGTGTAAACTTTGGTGTTACTACATTGATTGGGGAAACGGCGAGTATGAAGCAGTTTTCGAATATGGAAGTTCTACAAAAAATAGCCGGGTTGAAAACTTTATTGTTGACAGCGCCACAAGCGGCTTTAACATGTTTCTTAACGCTGTGGATGTTACGCCTTCGACGGCTGGTTCATGGCAAGACGTGGACATAAGCGCTTACGTTTCTAATCAAGCAACGGGCGCTATACTAAAAATAGTTAATACAACATCCTCAAATTATCGTGGTGAAGTTCGTAAAAAAGGAAGCACAGACGATTTTGGCTTAGCAATTCATAACGGTTACACAAGACACGTTTTTGTTGGAGTTGACGTAAACTTTAAGTTTCAAGCTTACATCGGCAATGCGGGCGTTAAAATCTACCTTATTGGTTGGTGTGATGAGGCTGTCGGCTTTTTCACTAATGGCATAGACAAAACTCCAGCTTCTGCGCCTACGGATTGGACAGACATGGACTTGTCTAATGACATTCCTGAAGGCTCTTCGGGAGTTATTTTTCTGCTTTACAATGCGCACTCCTCAACTGTTTATTGGGGTGGCGTAAGAGTAAACGGCACAAATGACTGCACAAGCGGAAAAATCTTAGCCAACAAAAGGTTCGTTTACCAGTTGTGTGGAGTTGATGCAAACCGCCTAATAGAATACTACGAGGACAATACTAACATCAAGCTGATGCTGGTCGGCTACACAAAAAGTCCAGTAACGTTCTTTGTTAACCGCTACGACAAAAGCCTCTCGCAGACAAGCACATGGGTTGATGTTGACGTTACCTCTGAAACAGATGTTGCGGCTGACTGTGCAATTTTCGCCTTTGAAAACAAAAGCACAACGCTTCCATACAACTGTGATATTCGCAAAAACGGAAGCACAGATGATCATACAAGCAAAGGCGGCATATACATAAACGAGTATAGATGCGGCGCTGTTGGCATGGATAGCGACCAAATTTTTGAAGCTTGGATAAGCAACACCTACGTGGACACTTATTTAATAGGCTACTGTAAGCCTGCCGCTGGAGAAATCTTGAAGGAAGTGGCAGATTCAACTGGGCTTTCAGATGCGCTTCTATGTAATAAAAACTTGTCAATTTCCGATTTTGTCGGGATTGAAGGTGCTTCGCTAAAACACTGGGTTCCTCAAATTCTTGACTCTGTCGGGGTTGCAGACATCGCTTTAACGCATAGGCTGCTTCCTATCTCAGAGCAAATGTCTTTGGTTGAGGCAATCTTGTCAGATAAGCAGTTTTCAATAACAGACTCTATTGCACTTTCAGATTTGACTTTCGCACTTAAAATGCTTGTTATAACTGAAACCATTGCTCTTTCTGAAGCGATAGAATTAACAACAGGCGCCATAATAAAATACGTAACAGACATACTTAACTTAACTGAAACTGCGCTAGTTAACAAAACTCTCATTGCTTCTGAAACATTAAATTTAATGGACGAAGTTTTCCGTCACAAACCCAACATTTCAATACAAGAAGCAATTACCTTAACGGAAATTATTGCAGCAGCAAAAATTTTACTTGTCAAAGACTCCACAACTCTATCCGATATAGTGCCTGTTTTGAAACAGCTTCACATAAAAGATTCCATAGCCCTTCAAGACCAAACTTCAACTCCAACCCGCATACTTCAGACTCTAGACGGTTTAAGGCTGGTTGATAACACTTACATAGCAAGAGTTTAGCAATAACAGATACAATTATTTTAGTGGAGACCATTAATATCAGCACTGGCGCAGCCAAAAAGACAAAACTATTCTTGTTTTTCGGCGATTTGGCAATCCAACTTACAGGAGATGAATAGGTTGTTCAAAGCAGGCTGGTGTAAGCCTAAAAAGGCTAAAAAATGAAAAATAACAATTTAAAAAAGCAACTTAAAAATTTAAGCATTGGCGACCTTATAAAAGTTGAATGGCAAGACGCAAGCATCGGAAAAAGCTTTAGTGGAGGCTTAAGCGGCATAGATGTGCCAGTGACAAGTTGGGGTATATTTATCGGTATTTTAGGCGAGAAAAACAAGCACGTTATTTTAGGGCAAAATAGTTTTCGCTATTCAGATGGCTTATATGACATTGATTACACGGCAATTCCAATTTCCTGGACAGTAAATGTGGATGTTATAGCAAAAAATCACGTTAATCCAGAAGAAGCCAAGCAACTGCTTAACAGTTTTCTTTTAGGTGGAAAACGCACCTTTGCACGTTCCACTAGACAACAAAAGGTGAGGAATCATGACAGATTGGATTAAGAAAGCACTGACAAAAACAATAGTTCAAAAAAACCATAAAGGAAAACAACAGATTATAACAATACCGCCAAACGAAAGACTCGTTATAACAGTTAAATTCGCTATAACAATGATTCCATTTCTAGTCACTTTGGAAATCGCACACATAGCCCTACTACATGTTTGGAACGCCGAAATCTTTGCAGCCATAACAGGCTTGATAGGCACAATAACAGGAATTCTAGTTTCAAACAACTCAACATAGGTTTCAACATTAAAAATATAGAGGACACTAAAATGCGCTCCAAAAAAACTTGCAGAAAAAAATCGCCAAAATAATGCGAAGATTCGAGGTAGACACTCAAAAAGTCAGAGCTAAACTCTTGGCGGAGCTTGAGAACATGGTAAAAGACTGCCTTGAAAAAGCTAAAGCATTATCAACTGCAACCAACGAAGGTGGAAGACCTAGCAAATTTCAAATAAAGATGCAAAATGCATGGTACAAAACAGCCGCATACATAGGTCAAGTCATAAACAGCATAAGCAAAACCTATGATGTTGCTCAAATCCAAGCGGAACTTGATGAACTGCGGAAAATTGTTGCAGAGATGACTACAAGTGAGCATAACAAAGTTGAAACGTGAAATTGAAAGCCTAAAGCAAGAAATTCTGCAAAAACAAAAATTTAATTTCTCTCCTAATCCAGCCGAGTTCTGCGAAAAAACTCTAGGATTCAAGCCTACAAGCTATCAACACGAACTCATTAAACTTTTCGAACAAAACCAGTTCATAGCCGCAAGATGGTGCCGCCAAAGCGGAAAAAGCCAAACCATAAGCGCTTTACTCTTGCATTACGCATTATTAAACCCAAACATCCACATAGGCATAGTTGGACCCAGCTGGCGACAAACAAAACTAATCATAACACGAATCAACGCATTTTTGCGCAAACTCCCAAAAGGCACATACCACAAACCACAAAAAACCATAGTAAGATTAACAAACAACTCCACAATAGAGGCGTATCCAAACAACCCAGAAACAATCCGCGGACCAACACTAAACATAGTCTACATAGACGAATTCAACTTTCTACCAAACGACACCGAAATGTATGACGCTGTTCTCTTCACACTTGGAACAACAAACGGCAAATTCATCTGCTCAAGCACCCCATGGAGCACAAACAGCATCTTCCACAAAATCTTCAACGACAAAGCCTACAAAGACTACGCAAAATCCCACGTCACATGGCAACAAGCCCAAGAGCCAAATGGTCCACTGAAGAAGACAATACTAGAAAAAATCAAACGCCAACTAGAAGGCAATCCTTGGCGTTGGCGCCGCGAAATGGAAGCCGAATGGGCTGAAGACGAAAATGTTTGGCTAAACCAAGCCTTAATCACAAACTGCATAGACCATCAACTCGCATATTACAGCTTTGCAGAACAACAAAAAGGACAATTCTACGCTGGCCTAGACCTAGGCAAGCACCAAGACCACAGTGCGTTAGCAATTGTTAAAATAGAAAACAATATACTAAAACTCGTTCACCTACACCGTTTTCCATTGCGAACGCCCTACGCAAGCGTGATAGGTTACGTAAAAACTTTATGTGATAGATGGCAAACTGTAAACAAAATTTTAGTTGACATCACAGGAATTGGAGAATACATAGCTGAAGACATGATAAACGCGTCTATACACCAAACAGAAGGCGTTACATTTACTCAAGGAACAAAAGAAAAAATTGCTCAATGGCTTAAGCAATGCATGACCGAACAGAAACTTAAAATTCCTTACGACAGCGACTTAATTGCAGAATTAAACATTGAAACCTTTGAACTTACTAAAGATGGAAAAATAAAATTTAATCATCCAGAAGGCACGCATGATGATTGTTTTTGGGCTTTAGCTTTAGCTGCCTACGCTGCAAAGACAACTCCTTCTTCACCGAAACTCTGGGTTTTTTCCAAAATGAGTAAAGGTGAAGCCAAATTGAAGCAGTTGCGGAAAAAACTTTCAAAACATAAAATTGGAGGTGTGACAAGATGACGAGAAAACGTTTAGAATATTTCAAGATTACAAAATTTGCTAGACGCTATGATCGGAAAGCGGGAAAATTCAATTTTACCATAGCCTATGAAACAGCCACTGAGATAACGCCTAGAACCGTTGAGGTAGCTGAAGCTTTTGGTTTAGGCACTGACCATGCGCAAAAACTTGTGCTTTATGATAATGTCGAGCTTAGAGTAGGAAGGACAGACATTGTTTACATTACTGGTGACAGTGGTTCCGGAAAAAGTGTGTTATTAAAAGCTATAAAAAACGATTTAGGTGATGAAGCTATCGACATAGCAGATATTCAACCAGATCCAGATAAACCTATAATCGATACTCTTGGGAAAAATCTTGATGAGGCATTAGAGTTGTTAAGCAAGGCTGGTTTGAATGATGCTTTTTTGTTTGTTAGAAGATTTAGCGAATTGAGTGATGGTCAAAAATATCGTTACAAGTTGGCTAAGCTTATGGAAAGTGATAAGCAATGGTGGATTGTTGATGAGTTTTGCAGTTTATTGGATCGCGACACTGCCAAAGTTGTGGCTTTTAATTTTCAAAAAATTGCAAGGTTGATGGGTAAAGCTGCTATCGTTGCGACATCACACTTGGATCTTTTGGCGGATTTAAGTCCAGACGTTCATGTTCATAAAAGATTCGGGAAGGAAATAACCATAAATTATTGTGGAAATGCTCGGGCTGGAGAGTGCAGTATTGTTAGGGAGATGGAACTTAGACGAGGCAGTCGTGAAGATTGGTTTGAACTTGCTGATTTTCATTACCGAAGTCATAATGTGGGTGCTGTGAGAAATGTTTACTGTTTAATGCGGGGAAGCGAACAGTGTGGTGTTATTGTTTATGGTTATCCTCCGCCAAGCTGTTTCGGCAGGGGGAAAGTTTTGCCGAAAATGAGTATTTCTGAATTAAATGAGAAGTTAAGTGTTATAATGAGAGTTGTTATACACCCTAAATATCGCAGTATTGGTTTGGGAGCTAAGCTTGTGAGGGAAACGCTTCCTTTGGCGGGTACGCCTTTTGTTGAATTGGTTGCTGTTATGGCGAAGTATAATCCTTTTGCTGAAAGGGCTGGGATGCAGAAAATTGCTGAAAGCAAGCCAAGTGAAGCGGTTTTGTTGGCTTTGGAGAAGCTTCGCAGTTTAGGTTTTAATCCAGCCATGCTTGGAAGTGTTGAACAGAATTTGTTGGCGGTTAGGCGTGTTGGGAAGGCTAAAATCGTGAAAGTTTTGGAGAAACTTTCAAAACGGGAAGGGTCTGTGCGGAAAAGGCTTATGGCTAGTGGCAGAGCATATCCCACGCATGAAGAGTTTATAGCGAAGATTAGAGGGTTTAGCGAGGAGAGTTTGGCTAAAGCGTTAAAAACGCTTGGTTTTCTGGCTCAGACAAAAGTATACCTATTCTGGAAAAAGTAATATTTTACACTTACGTGTTTGGACAACATGCAGTCCATGCATCAAGCTTTTCCTCATTTTTTCTGGCAGTTCTCCTTCTATCACAATGTCAGAAATCACAATTCTACCATGCGATTTTAATTTTTTTAATTATCTGATTATTCTGATTATTCTTCTGGAATCCATAAAAGGTAATTAAAGAAAAACTGTGAAATTCAAAAGTTAAGAAAATATCTAACATTTTGGTTATTGCTTTTTCCAGATATTATAAGGACATTGGTTCCAGCAGTAGCTTCCACCTTTAAAAATGCAGTTTTTACATTCAATCCTATCAAAAAGCCTACGTCTACTCAAAACATGTTCACACTTATTATTATGCAGAAACTTTCACTTTTGGTTTACGCTTTTTATAACTAAGTTTTCTAAAATGCTGCTAAACTAACCCAAAAAAATATTTAAAACAAGCCCCAAAATTTTATCTCTCATACTCAGCAAAGTTTTCGCTGTTTGCTCGCCTTTCTCTGTCAGCGAATATACCTTTTTCTTCTTCGGATTCATTTTTCCCTGAATTAACTTTTGGCTCTCAAGATGATGCATACAAGAATAAATTTTTCCAGGACTGATAATAACATTAAATCTTTTATGAATATAGGAAACGATATCTTGGTCGCTTAATGAGCCGTTCCTTAATTTTAACAAAATAGATAGATCCAAAAAATTTGAGACAACCCTTCTGTGCATTTTAGCTAAAATTTCAGAATCTGAAATTAACAT